TTTTAAATACTATTTCAAGCAATGTTAATGATATGGTAGGTATTTATTTTGCAACTGGTGCAACAACCCAGGGGCAGCATTGGAGTGGGATAACTGGCTCAAGAACTGACAGCAATTCTCATTGGGGAACACAATTAAACTTTTATACTCATAATAATGATGTTGCAAATTTAAATGATGCTACTCAAAAAATGGTTATTAAAGGTGACGGAAACGTAGGAATTGGAGAAACAAGTCCTGATACTGCTTTAGATGTAGTTGGAGGTAATGCTGATAGTGTAGTTGATACATTAACATTAAAAAATGACAATACAGGTAATTCAGCAGGTGCAGGAATTAATTTTGTTGTAGATGGGGTAAATGATGTTGTTACATCAGCAATTTATGGGCAAAGAACAGCATCAGCATATCATCAAGGAAGTTTACGATTTTTAACAAAAGATGCTTCAGGAGGTGGTTTATTAGAAAGAATGACTATTGACAGTTCTGGAAACGTAGGTATCAATACAACATCGCCAGATTCAAAACTTGACGTTACTGGTGGAGATATTACAGTAAACACTACTGGTACTGGGTTTATGAATTTTAAATATAGTGGCTCACAAATGGGTACTATAGGAACAGATGGTTTAGATTTAAAAATAACAGCCAATGCAGATTTACAACTACTACCTACAGGAAACGTAGGAATTGGAGAAACAAGCCCTGATAGAAAACTACATGTAAATTCTGGTAGTACAAATATAGTTGCAACATTTGAATCAACAGATGCAACAGCAGCTATATCTTTACAAGATAATTCAACTACTAATGATTCTAAAGTACAAATTAGAGCAATAGGAGATGATTTTAATATAGTAGCAGGAGGGTCTCAAAGGGTAACTGTTGACAGTTCAGGTAACGTAGGAATCGGAACTACCGATTTAGGCACTGAAGCAAAACTTGCTATTGGGGCTACAAATGCGAATGAGGGTGGGCAAATAGTTTTACATAAAGGAACAAGCGGAACTTATGCTGCTCATTTAGACGCTTTCACAAGTGGAGGTTCTGATTTTTTAAGAATACTTAAAGGCACAAATACAGTAACAAGTGCTGCTCCTTTTTATTTTGATTTAACAAATGATAGATTAGGTATTGGAACTGTTCCTTCGTCTACTTTAACTTTAAATGCTACAGGTGGTGCTGCTTTACAGTGGCAATACAATACTTTAAACTATTTAAGAATTGAAGCTGATTCAGGGGGTGGTTCTTATTATGCAGCAGCAGGTTTTTATCATAGATTTTTTACTTCTGGTTCAGAAAGAATGCGTATAGACAGTTCAGGGAATGTAGATATAACAGGGGGTGGAATATTAAAAGGAATGAGCCATTTAGAACTTTTAAATAATGGTGGTTCAGATGGAACAGCAACTTCTCCAAGAATATATTCTCCAGCATCTGGAACTTTAGCTTTTTCTGGTAATGGTTCAGAAAGAATGCGTATTCAGTCTAATGGTAATGTTGCTATTGGAAATACTGTTAGTGATTATGGTTTATTAGTAGAAGGAACTTTTGCAGCTTCTAATACAGGTAGTTGTCCTGATGGATGTATTTATGCATTGACAACTGCTTCATCACAAGTAAATATAAATGTTGATACAGCAATCGGACCTATTACTGCACAATCTAAATTACATATAGGACAGAGTGCAACTATAGGAAGTAACTTTACTACTGCTGTAAATAATTCACAATTATTTGTACACAAGGTAGGAACAAATAGTGATTCAAATGTAATATTTGCAGGTGGTAATACAGCATCTACTGGTGGTACAGGAGCTTTAAGTTTTGGTCAAAATGGTCAAGGTTATAACCATTGGGTATTCTATCACAAACCAATATCTACAAATCAAAGTAGTGTTGGTTCTATAAGCTCAACATCAACAGCTACATCATACAATCAAAGTGGTTCTGATGAAAGATTGAAAAAGAATATTACAGATTGGAATGAAAATATATTAGATAAATTTAGCGACATACAACCTAAAGAATTTAATTTTAATTCTCAAGAAGATACAGAAGATAAAATAAAAGGTTTTATAGCACAAAATGAAGTAGATAAATTTCCTGAAGCATATCCTTTAGTTTATGATATACAAGAAGAAGAAGAAAGACATATGTTTAATCCTTCAGGTATGGTAGTGTACTTAATGAAAGCTGTACAAGAATTAAAAGCAGAAATAGAACAATTAAAAACTCAAATAAATAATTAAAAAATGGCAAATACTTACAATTGGAGAATAAACGCATTAGATGCTAAAATCCACGAAAACGACTTAGACAATGTAATTTATACTGTGCATTGGTCATTCATAGGTCAAGATGATTCAGAAGAACCTGTATCAGCAAGTTCAATAGGTACTTTAGGTGTAACATACAATCCTGACGAACCATTTATTGAATATGCTGACTTAACTAAAGAAGATGTAGTTGGCTGGTTAGAAGCTGGACTAGACGTTGACAGTATGAAAGAAAACATAGACAAACAAATAGAACTAAAAAAGAATCCTGTAGATGAAACATTACGTCCAGACTGGGATTAATTTAATATATTTGTAATATAACTATAAATTTAATAAAATGTCAAAAATCAGTAAAGAAGAATTAGAATCATTATTAGAGTCAGAAAAAAAGATTTCTGCTATCAAACACGACTTAGGTACATTAAGTGAGCAAAAACATAGCTTACTACACGCTTTAGGTCAAGTTAGAGAAGAACAGAACAAAGTAAAAGAAGAACTAGAAGGAAAGTATGGTAAAATAAATATCAACTTACAAGATGGTTCTTACGAAGAAATTGTTGAAGAAGCTGAAGAAGTAAAAGAATAACGCTATGGATTTTGCAGATATGAAGATATACCTTATAAACTCAATAGCTTTTCTAGTATCATTAACTGAGGTTGAGGTATGGTTAAAAATTATACTTCTAATCTGCACGATAGTATATACTATTCAAAAAACTAAGAAATTAAAATGAGCAAAGAATTAAGCGAAGACAGTAAATTTGAAATAAGTATAAAAACACTTATTGCTATAGGGGTGGGATTATCTACCCTTATAGGGATGTGGTTTGCCTTACAGGCAGATATAGAGGAAGCTAAGCAACTTCCTGAGCCTGAGATTTCAAGAACAGAGTATGATTTGAAGGACAAGTTAGTTCGTGAGACAATAATGAATACTGGTAAAAAAGTAGAAGAAAACTCAGAAGCGTTAAAGAAAATAGACGATAAGTTATTTGAAATAATTAGTAAATGAAAAAATTATTATGTGCGATATTTGTATTGGTTGCGAGTTTTGTGTATAGTCAAGACGTAACAGTTCTGCAAATAAATGCAGAATGGAATAAAAGAAATAACTATGATTTGAGTAACATTACAGGAGCTACTGTAAAGTTTAGTTATTTAAAAGACCAACCTAAAGAGGTTCAAAACAGTATTATGGCTGTACCTGTTATTGTTATTATGGATAAAACAGGTAGAGTTAGAATGCAATATGTAGCTGATATATCTTTAAAAATAAAAGCTACTAATATGGAAATTCAATATGCCATAGATAACATTAAAAGACCTAGAAGAGCAAGTACTAACTAATGAATAGAATTAGCAAACATATAAGCTACAAAGAGGCTACAAGAAGTAATACAGCACTTAGATTAGGAATAGAAAACATACCTAATGAGTATCAATTGCAAAATATGGAAATGGTAGCTAAAAAAGTATTTGAACCACTTAGAGTAGCTATTGATGTTCCTATAAAAATAAACTCATTTTTTAGAAGTGAAGAACTTAATAAAGCAATTGGTGGGAGTACTAAAAGCCAACATTGTCAAGGTAGAGCTATTGATATTGATGATTACTATGGTAATGTTAGCAATGCTTTTATGTATCATTATATTAAAGATAACTTGGATTTTGACCAACTTATTTGGGAGTTTGGCACAGATGAAAACCCAGATTGGGTTCACGTTAGTTATGTAGATGCTGACTCTAATAGAAAGAGATGTTTACAAGCTATAAAAGAAAACGGTAAAACTAAATATATAGATATAACAAATGTCGGATAAGAAAAAATTTAAAGAAACTACTGTAGGTAAATTATTATTTGGAGCTGCATCAATGATCAATCCAACACTAGGCAAAGTATTAAGTGGAGTAAGCTCCCCACAAGAAGCTTTAGCTGAAATAGGTAAATCTAAAATATCTAATGACGATAAAATAAAGCTACAACAGTTAATTTATGAACAACAAAATAAAGAAATAGAATCTATAACAAATAGATGGCAAGCTGATTCTATAAGTGATTCATGGCTTTCAAAGAATGTACGTCCGCTAGTTTTGGTATGGTGTATAGTGGTTTTTAGTTTAGCCGGCATATTAGATAGTATAGAAAGTGTACCATTTAATATTGGTGTTACTTGGAACGATACGTTTGAGAAAGTAATGATGGCTGTAGTATTAGCATACTTTGGTGGTAGAACTACAGAAAAAGCAACTAGTATATTTAAAAAGTAATGGCTAAGTTAATTATAAGCACATATAAGAGCAAATCTAAAAAACGTAAAGGTATTCATGCAAAAAGTAAAATGAGTGCCTTAAAAAGCTCTAAAAACTATTTTAAGAAATACAAAGGACAAGGTAAATGAAAAAAATAAAAAAAGTTTTTTACGAATATTGGATAAAACCTTATTGTCCATTAATAAAATAATTTTATATATTTGAATTACACTTGCAAAACCTAATAAAGTTGGACGTTGCTTGGATCAGATAATTAATTTTCTTTTCTTTTTGCTGGCTTTTTCTTTTCTTTTTCTTTTTACTCTTTTTCTTTTTCTTTTCTTTTAATTATAAAAAAATTAATATATTATATAAAATTAAATATGAGAAAAATATCACGTAAAGGATTAGTTAAAAAATTAGATTCTATATTTTCTATATATATAAGACTAAGAAAAGCTGATAATACAGGTAGTGTTAGCTGTTATACTTGTAATAAAAAAGATCATTATAAAAAAATGCAGTGTGGCCATTTTATGTCACGTAAACATTATTCAACTAGATGGGAAGAATTAAATTGTCAAGTTCAATGTTATTCTTGTAATGTGATGAGATATGGTGAACAATATAAATATGGTTTAGAATTACAAAAAGAATATGGTAAAGATCTTCCAGAGGAATTATTAACAATGTCAAGGCAAATAGTAAAGTTTTCTAATAATGACTTGCTAGAAATGATAAATAGATATAAACAATTGGTTGATATAAGAAAAAAAGAATTATATTTGTAAAATAATTACCACCCGGTAATTTTGTTTCCTAAGTGTTTTTTGTTTGAAAAGAGGGTAAATTAATTTTTACCCTTTTTTTTATATTATTTTTTTTTTATATATTTGTATAGAACAAAAAAAACATTTATATGGAATATCAATTAGCAGCTATAGTTCAGCTTCGAAAAAGAGTTGAAGAACTAGAAAATCAAGTTGAAGAATTAAATATCAAACTTGAAAAAGAAAAACAAGAAAATTTAATAAACAATAAGTATGGAAACAAACATTTATCATAAGCTTTATAAGCTTCAATCAGAAATTGGAACAATTAGCAAAGATGTAAGAAACCCTTTTTACAAGAGTAAATATTTTGATATAAACTCTTTAATTGGACAATTACACCCTTTATTAGAAAAACATGAACTCGTATTAATTCAACCTATAACAGACAACCAAGTTAGAAGTGTTATAGTAGATTTAAATGGAGGCAGTGTAGAATCAAGTATGCAATTACCAAATATACAAGATCCACAGAAAATTGGTTCAGCAATAACTTATTATAGAAGATATACATTAACATCATTACTTGGATTACAAGCAGAAGATGATGATGCTAACTCAACGGTTGGTTATAAATATCAACCTAAAAAAAAAAATTACAATCAATCAAATAATCCTTTAAACAATATATTAAAATAAAAATTATGGCATCAACATTAGTAGTAAGTATAGACTTAACAAAAATTGACAAAACTAAAATAGCTAAAGATAAATATTTAAATCTAGCTATAAGTGTTAACGACGAAACAAACCAATACGGACAAAACGTATCTGTATATCATTCACAATCAAAAGAAGAAAGACAATCTAAAGTTGAAAAAATATATTTAGGTAATGGTAAATGTGTATGGAACAACGGAACTGTTGTAAATGCTGAATGGGTTGAAAGAATAGATAATTCACAACAAAATCAAGCTAGAGAAGAAATAGATTTATTTTAATGCTTAGTAATTTAGATCACTTAGAGAAAAAAATCTTAGATGTAAAATACGGTAGAGTAAAACAAGGATTAAAAATAGGGGTTCCAGAAATAGATGAGCATATACGCTTTAAATCTAATAACTTTAATTTAATACTTGGTCACGCTAATGTAGGTAAAACTACTGTTATTTTATATTTGATGTTATTATATACAATAAAACATAATATTAAATGGCTAGTGTTTTCTGCTGAAAATTCTTCACAATCAATAGCTAGAAAAATATTAGAGTTTAAAACTGGAAAACCAATAAATAATATCAAAGATAAAGATATACAAACAACTTTAGATTGGTTTAATAATTATTTTAAAATTATAGAAGTAGATGATTTATATAATTATAAAGATCTTTTAAGTGAAGCAAAACAAATAAAAGAAAAATTTAATTATGATGGCTTTTTAATTGATCCATATAATAGTTTGGTTAAAGATAGAAATACAATGAGAGGTATTAATGGTCATGAATATGATTATCAAGTTGCGACAGAATTTAGATTATTTTGTAAACACCAAAACGTTTCAATATGGTTAAATGCTCATGCTGTAACAGAAGCATTAAGGAAAGTACACAATAAAGAGCATCACTATGTAGGTTTACCAATTCCACCAAGCTTAGCAGATGTAGAAGGTGGTGGTAAATGGGGAAATAGAGCTGATGATGTTTTTACAATACATAGATATATTCAACACTCTACAGATTGGATGATAAGCGAAATACACGTAAGAAAAATAAAAGAAGTAGAAACGGGAGGAAGACCTACACCTATTGAACAACCAATTAAACTACGTATGACAAAAAACAATATTGGTTTTGAATTTGCAGGTGTTAACATATTACATTGTAACAACGTAGATATTAAAGATATATTAAATATTTTTTGATTATATTTATATGTGTCTCAGTGGTTAGAAGTTATTGCTAAAGAACACCAAGAGTGGATTAATATAGTTAACTCATTTGGTGAATATGATTATGCTGAGGATATAGTACAAGAAATGTATTTAATATTATATAAATACGCTGACCCAAACAAAATAATTACAAACGGAAAAGCAAATAGAGGTTATATATTTTTTACATTAAAAACAACTTATTATAAATATTATAATGCTAAATATAAAATAAAAAAAGTTAGTATAGATAATTATAAAATTAAGTATGAAGATACTATTGAAGAACATAAAGCTTATAATAAAATATGCGAATTAATAGACAATGAAATAGATGATTGGCATTGGTATGATAAAAAATTATTTAAGTTATATAGAGA